CACTGTTCTCCAAGATATCTATGATTTCCTTACTGATGAACCAGCTAAACCCATTCCGGATGATTGGACTAGTGTGGAAGCTGAATATGAGAATGTGAAGCGAGAAATGACAGATGAGATTTTGACTTGTGGTCTTAGACACAGTGATCAGATTTGGGCTTTAGTTTCTAGACACATATCAAACTTGACACAATTTGTCTCCAAAATGACTCACAAAGATCAAATTGGTCAAAGAGAGATTGCAACACTAAACGCAGCATCTAGAATCTGTTGCTATTATGTGGAAGAATTTTCAAGATTGATCAGGGACACAGAACATAAGAATGGCATGCAAGTTGATCTGATTGAGAGGAAGGATAAAGAAGTCATTGTGAAAGCTGCCTTTAACAAGAGCAGAATTCTGGCTGCAGAAGGTAAGACAGTTGTGTATGACTCTGCTGATTGTTCTAAGTGGGGGCCCTCTATGCTAGTGTCAATTATGTATATATCGCTGGGTATGAGGATTCATGATGTGCATGTCAGAGAAACAGTCATGAGATGTATGCACCTGTTTGGTAATAAAGTGTACAAACTCCCAGATTCCTTGTATACAACAACAGATTTAGATCACACAGAAGAAGAGACAAATGCAGTGTCAAGAGCTAGAAATGAAATTAGGAACATGACCTGGCCTTTAGGAAGAGCTGACCTCCAAATTATAAATTTGCCTGAAAGTATGCATCAAGGTATTCTTGGTGTGACTTCCTCTGTTTTGGGAACAGACATGTTGAACCTTTCTAGATATGTGTCTCATAAGTTGTATGATGGTAAAATTAATGTTGACCCATTCTGCACCTCAGATGATTACACTAGAATCATCACATTCTCTGGTGTGGGCTATGAAGAGGTGTCTTTGTCAGTGGTGATTAAGCGAACTTTGTCAATCCACTGCAGAATCTCAGATTCTTTTGGTATCAAAAGAAATATGGAAAAAAGCACACATTCAACAGTAGTAATGGAGTTCAATTCCGTGTTTTACACTCAAAGTTCTGAAAACAGACCTGATATCAAATCTCGTTTGGCTTATGTTGATTTTGGACACTCTTATGATCCCTATCCTAATGCTCTGGAGTGCTTGACAAAAGGGTCAGAATTTCTGAGATCAGAAGGAAGCCTGCATGGTGCTATCTGGGTTCAATTACTTAACACTCATCTGAGCATGCTGCAAAATCAAGGAGTGCGATTGTTCCATGAATTAGGAGGAGAAATTTTCTCTGTCCCTCTTGAATTAGGTGGGTATGCTAAGATCGATCCAGTTGCATCAGTTATGTCTAGCAAATATGCCCCTCTGTTGTCCAATTATTCCCCTTACACAAATCCTAATCCAGAGGCATCTATTCAGGTTATGATGGAATTAAAACCGAAGGAAGTAGAAGAAGTGTCTTTGGATCCTGAGGATGCTATGAAATCTCGTGTTCCTAAAATGAGCAGGTCAGGAATGGTTCACTTGTGTAGAAGAGACAAACGAGATTCAAGGAAAATTAGAGAATATTTATCTAGAATTCCAAGATCACACTTTGTGGACCTAAGATACCCAGGTAGCAAGTATTCTATGTTGCCTGCTTTGTTGGCTTGTATGCAACGTGAAGAGTCCACTGCCAGCATGGAAAGTGCCGCAGCTAGATACTCCATTCCCCAGACGCCAATTGATGCATTAGTGTATAGAGTGAATTCCCCACTGTTAAAAAACTGGTTGGGCCAGACACTGATCTCTCGTAGAGACTTGCACAATGCAGCAATTATGTTCTCCACTCTCAGATCCTCTGGAGAATTGGCGGACCTTAGTTTCTTTAAACAACTTCCAAAAGTGACCATACCTTTTTTCTACGAAGCTTTCTTAGAAGATCACAAGCGGTATATATCCAGGTTGAAATCACTTAAGCCTGTTTCTATTGTGGCTGTGAATAAGAGAACCCATGCATACCCAGTCAGAGAAGTGTTTGTGCCTTCAATGTGGTATGGTAACATGCTGGATGATTTCTCTCGAGAATTTAAGCCAGTGGAACTAGGTGGTCGAAGTCACATATCACCTCAGATCTTTTTGGAAAGTTTAATGATGTTCCAAGCTAAGATGCGGGATTTGGTGGAAAGAAAACAGGTTCTTAAATTGACATTGATGGAATCAGACGCAAACAGCAAATCATTATTTGACAAAATTGTTGTTGGAGCTTTCATGAATGGGGCTAGGTTGGTCTATGATGTCAAAGAAGACAATGCTCATTTACCAGCAGTGGAAGACAACATATCTTTCTTGCTACGCATGTTTTCACGCAAGGATTGGCACCACCAATGGTCTGCTCACGGTAACCTTGATTGGGACATGCTTGACGAAAGAGTAGTTGCACTAGCTTCTGCTAAAAAACTATCATTTTTGAACTGCACAAACCTTCTAAATGCAAGCATGAACACATCTGAATTTCTGGAATTCAACGACACTAGATCCAAAGTAGAAGTGTGGCACAATGTGCAGCTAGCTATGAAAAATTTTCAGAACTCACCTTTAGTGATCAACCCTGCCAATGTCAGCTTTTCTAACAAAAATGAAGTTTTCAAATTAGGTCAACGATCTGCTATTTACTCATCCCCTTTTAAAATAGTGGGAGATGAAATCGTGGGACGAGAAATCATTCAAGAGAGCACTGGTGGGAAACACTTTCATTTTTTGACAATAAATAAGGATTGCGAATATGACACACCTAGTGACACTGCAAAAGATGTTTATAGAGTCTTGGATATTAGCACAGTAGATAGAATCAGAGTTAGAATTAAAAACACTGCTGGTTTCCTAATGTTGGTTGGTCCTGATGATTTTCCATTGCAAGTTTTGTGTTCATCATTACCTGAAATTGATAACAAAGTCTATGTTCATTACTCTAGAGAACTGGTGACCAAAGACATAATTGCTAAGCTTGACTTGAACAATATCTCATTTGGTATGTCAGATTCATTAAAGAAGATTCTAAATTCCAATCTATTGCTGCATTATGATGATGGTGAAGGTGTTAAAGAAGAGATGGGTGAACAGAGTGAGTCTGAAGGAGATGACTTCAGTGACATTTTTGCTTCTAATGATGATGACGGATTATCATTTGACTTAGGACAAATGGATGATTGGTCTGACCACTCTTCTCCTGAATCAGACTCGGAGTCAGAATATGATGATGAAGACAGTGAAGATGAACTTGAAGATCCGCCGTGGGAAAAAACGAGTTCTATAGGCAGCTTCATATCTCAGTATGGAGTTTTCCAACCAACCAGCACGCTACTATCAACTAGAGCTTATGGTCAATTGGATTCCCTGCCTCAGTCTGCTCGCCGGAAGTTAGAGCATGCTGTGAGAATAGAGAAAACAGTTTGTATAAATCTCCCTTTCAAAACTGTTAACTCTGAATACAAATCTGGACCAACTGGTACTGGGTTGTCAGAACTTATTTCTGAGATTTCATCTGCTAACGCAACTGACTCTGCATGGTGTGTCAGTTACCTTAGAGATTGCTTGGTTAACTCCTCAATTGTGATGAACTCAGTAAAGATGGTTCTTAAAGATGACGGAGATGATGAAGACTGGTAAGCAGTTGTCAATCTTTTCCTGTTATTTGTTGTGCACATGGCG